CAAAGGATTTTTCTTAAAAGATATGAATGATAATTATACATCCCATGAACTTATTACACATGTTAATAAGTTCTTATCTGAACTAAATATGATGAAACAAATACAGTGGTTTATCGGAACCACAACTACTAATGTAGGTCAAGTGGTTAAACTAGCACGTAGAAACAAAAATATAATCTATATATATTAACTAAACGGACCGAATAAACTCCCAATGTAAATACTCACAAATCTTCTCCCAAATTTGGTCATGAGAAATCAAACGGTCACGAGATTTTAGCAGGGGAAAATATACCTTGTACTCATCTAATTCTAAAAGTTCAAAGAATTTATAGAGAATATACGAATAGGATAAAAAGTTTGTTCTATCATTTGGACAGTATAATAAGAATGGTGCTTGAATTTCATTGAACATAGTTCTAATCTTTTCTTCAATCTCGGGAGTTATTGTAGGAGGAGGGTTCCCATTTAATCGACTCAAAATATGCGCTGCGTGCTCGTAGTATTTACTGCGATTCAATTTTTTCAAGATTTCACGTATATCTTTTTCGCAAAGATCAGCTACGTTTTTGATACGGCGTTTCCTGATTTCTAGAACAACTTCATTCATCAAGTCTTCAGGAATTATGGTAGATTCTTTTGCTTGGAATTGATTCAGAATTTCATTCAGATGATTAATTTTTTTGTACGCATAATTATTTCTTTCTTTTGGAGGATCTTTAAATCCAGTAAAATCTGAAACAACCATCATATATTCTTCAGATCCACAACCGGGACAAACTAGAATTCCTTCAGATAAATTCTCTTCACGAGCTATGTTACAAGATGTACAATGTTCAGATTCCATACAGACTTTTTCAGATCCTGTAAACAATTTCATGCGAGATAAGTATTCATCAAATACTTGTTTGCGTGTAGGTCCACCTGAAGTTTGTTGAATTACATATTTCATAAAAGTATTTGATTCATTTGTTGTGGGAGCTGAATGTGTTTCTGTTTGATCGTAATATTTTAAGAAGATATCTGTATTCTTTGAAAAATATGTTGAAACAGATTCGTCTAAAAGTTTTTCTTTTAATTTTTGAATTTCAGTATAATTTCGGACACATTCCAAAGTATCTGTTGACGTAGAAGATTCCAAGATTCTCAACTGTTGTTCTAGAGACTTTTTATCTGTTTCTGAATCTTTTAAAGAAGACAACATTGATTGATGTACAGAATCCAATGTTCCTCCCAAACTATCTTGCTTAATTTCACGAGAACGTTTAACACGAAACGTATCGCTCATTTTATCTATCTAAAAAAGTATTCATTAAATAGCTTGAAGCAACAACAAGATTCCTACCGCAACAATTATTGGGGTTGCTGAATCATCTTCAAACGATTCTACATTTTTACATACAGAAGGATCAACTTTTTGACATAAGTCTGGATCGTAATCTGGAGATAGAGTTGTGTTCAAAAATCCGTTAGATAAGCCTGATGTTACAGGACATGAGTAACATTCGCATGTAGGCACTGAGTCTGCCGACAAAGAATTGAACAGAGATACTGGATTCAGACCTTCAACATCTTGAATCAATCCGGGAATCAGACCATTAAAATCTGATGCTAATCCGCCAAGATCACGACGCATCGATTCGGGTAAAGCTTCTGCCGCATCAGTAACATTATTTACATAATTTGATCGCGATTGAGAAGATCCATCAGGAGCTGTACATGTTCCACCGGTCTTTACAAAGAACCGATTTCCCATAGCAGGACCACTGATCAGATATTGAACATACGTTACAATTCCATCAATATTTCTTGCGATTTGAGACATTGAACCATCAGAACCAACTCCCAAAGCTGAAGGACTTTGAATGTTATCTACATAACTGTACGACGGTCCCATTACAGATGTTCCAGTACCACCTGCTACTGAAGACCATACAGAGTTATCCATTATTTAAGAACTCGGAAACATCTTTGAGGAATTTGGTATTCTGGTATAAACAGGGTCTCTGTCTCAGTGTACACAGAATAGTGTCTTTTAATTGAAATCCAAAATTTTGACATACGTATGTCAGCGCCAAAAAACCACTGCGATTTATTCCCATCTGACAATGAACGAATATTCTCTTTGAAAAAGGATCTCGCAAATAAGAATCCATCGTATTTTTGAATTGAGGATACCAATCAATAATACTGACAGTTTCAGAATCTACAGCTTTCAAACACGTATATTTATTCGGAAATTGCTCTTGAAACCATTGCGGAGAATTTTCAGGAAATGCGCAATTAATTACATGAGTTATGTTATTTTTTTCTACAAAGTATGGTGTTAACATAGAACCAGGTCCAACAATAATTGTCGGATGAAATAATGCAGGAGGATCTACTAAAGCCCCTCTTGAATTACAGTTAAATAGTCTGATTACATTCATTTAATTTGTCTTCCTACTTTTTCTTCTACGATGCTTACGCTTCGTAATCTTACGCTTTTTACTACGTCTTCCAAATCCAGCATATCCACGTACTAAGTCAGCTGGCCCGCGTCCGGGACTTCCCGATTGACCTGTCATTGCACCATATACTTGTCCAACAGCTGTTGCCGAAGCCTGTAATGGATAAAATTCATATTCTACTCCATATTCTCCTCCATACCGTTTCTGCATTCCATATGCTCCAACCGGATCGCCAACCACGGTAAATGATACCATTTTCTTAATTTTTTGAAATGTTGGTTCATCATTTTTTAAAACAAGTGTTACATTGCCATTAAAACTACCATTAGCACTTCTAGCAGTATATTGACTGCCTTGTACTAATTGATCATACGGAACTGCCATTTAGAATATAGTGTGAAAAACAGCTGTGAATATGTAGGATAAAACAACTGCGGCCAGACCAAGAACTGCCGCACCGGTATAAGAAACTACGCCACCTGATGTATACGTGTGAGGAATATGTTGAAGAAGTAACGTTCTTGGAGTTGACATTGAAATAGTGAACGCGGCCAAGAAATAGGAAATGTATCCTAAGAGACCTCGAACAGAATAGCGCAAAATATTGAATTGGGGAGTAAAGTCAGGAGCGGGTTTAGTTTGCTGAGGAATTGGTGTACTAAACGGATCACCTCCACCAGTTGTCATCGGAGCAAATTGTTGTACAGGAGCATTTCCTAGAAGGTCCGATAAATCCGTAGAGTCCATTTATTTAGAAGGAGATAAATCACATGCCGTATCCTCCACGCGATAAGTTACGCAACGTCCATCGGCCTTGACTACATGTCCTTCGATATCTTGCGGGCTCATAGCTAACATTTTCTGCCATCGAATAGGACGATGAAATAACATTACTGACAAACCGATGCCGACCAAAAAAGAAAAGAAAAATTCAGATCTTGGATTATGCAAGATGTTTCGAATCATTTATTACACCTAAAGAAATAGCATTCGAAGTACATTCTGTTTCTTCAGATACTATACGTACACAACCACCTTTTTGAGTTCTGAATGTAGATACACCCGGTGTTGGTAATGCTGGTACAACTCTGAATGGCGGATCAAAAATAGATACAATAAATAACCCAACAATAAATCCACCGAATACCCATAGAAGGGATAACATTTATTAAATACGTCCGAAATCTATTACACGTCCTTGAGATCCCGGATTTCCTCCGTCTAATACAGTATAGTTATCTCCCGGAAATCCACCGTCAATAAGTATTATAGGAGCTGGACAACCGCAAGGTGGATTAGGAATGTATGCTAGTTGATTCAGAACCGGAATACAAGGAATCACGCCCTGAATTAAATCTACAGAAACTTGATGATTTCTATACTGAACCTTAGAGGCTTTTGCGAGTGTAAGAACTCTGCGTTGATTGATGTATGCTGATGCCGACATTACTTCTTTAGTTTTCGCTTAGGTTTAATTGTAGGTTGTGGACCAGCTTTTAATTCATTAAAACGCTGACGTGCTTGTTCGATGCTCAAACCCCTGTACACTACTTCCAGTTTCAGTTTGAGGAAGTTGTCCATATTGTACTCCTGAAGGTACATTTTTTACAGCGTTCATCCATGGTGTAGCCTTATAATCAATAAACTCGGGTGCTGGAGGCGGATTTGGATTGTATGAATAATATAGAAAAAAGAAAAAACTGCCCACAACTAGAACTAAAGATACTAAGTTAAACCCTAGAGAAAACCACGAATCTCTGATCTGTCCAGATCTAATCAAATTATTTTCTAGACGTAGTTGAGACGTTTCTTCAACTAAATTAAACATCTTGCTATGTAGTAAGTGAATAAAATGATCCCAGCAACCGTATTGCTCGGGAGTATGGCTGCCGGTGGCTTAGGTCTCTACCTAAGAGGATCTACCGGCCCATCTGAACTAGAAAAAACTGTAGATGATTCTGTTTCTGCTGTTACTGAGCAAGTTTCTGCTGCAACGCAACAAGTTTCTGCTGCAACGCAACAAGTCACAGAAAGTGTTTCTGATTTTGTACAGAAAGATAATAATGCAGAACCTGTAGCTGTACCAAAACCCGTACCTGCGGAACCCGTTGAACCAGTACCTGTGGAACCCGTTGAGCAACCCGTTGAGCAACCCGCTGAATCCGTAGAACAACCCGTGGAACAAGAACCGGTGGAACCCGAACAACCTGTAGAAGCAGAAGATAATCCTACAGGAGCCCAACGTGGTGGTTACGGACGTCCTACATGGGCTCCATTGAATTCAGGATCTTCTTTAATGCAAGCTTTAGGTGTACAACCCGGATCAACTGCTGGAAATCTTCTTGCTACAGCTACTGGATCAAAAACTCCTCAACAAATTCAACAGGAATTAGTAGAAGTAGATCGCCAGTTAAGATCGCTGAATGTAAAAGAATTTAATTTAAAACAAAACCAAACCGAGTATGAAGACATTAACAAAGATAAAGTTCCTGGTACAAATCATAAGGATGCTCCAGATGTTAATTTAGAAGATGATGAAAAACCCGAAGGCTGGAGATTACCGGGAAGAGACTTAACATTTCGTCAGAGATATGTTGAAGCGTATAATCGTATGTTCACAAGTAAAACATTATTGGAGGACGTCACAAAAGAAATTTCCAAGTATTCTAGAGATGTAGAACCTCAAGTAAAAACTGTAAATTTAAAAGAAGAAGCACTGAAGCTGTTTCCACCTCTAGCGGGTGAAAAACAGAAAGGAAAGGGTATGTGGTCAGAACGAGCTGTGAAACATTTTAATACTAATTCTCCTCCTGAATTTCCTGATTTGAAACCTAGAGGTGATGAACTAACAGATAAAGGAGGAAGTGGAGAAAAATGGTACGACAGAATTTCTAAGGGTCCAGGAAGTGGTGGACCAGATAAAAATAAGTTACCCAATTTGTTACGAACCCGCGAAAAACAAACAAGTATTTTTCAGAGAGCAG